TTTAAATATTTTACTAAAAAAAAGCAAAAGAAATAATAATATAACTATAGATAAAATAGAAATATAAATAATAATTTTATAAATTTTATCTAAAATAGCCATAACTATTATATATATATAAAATAAATTATAAAAAGTAATAAAAAATAAAAAATAATAATAAAAACAGTAATAAATTTTATAAACTAACTAAAGCAATAAATGCTTTTAACAATTTTTAACAATTAAAGGTTGTTTTTCACCTATATTTTACTATTTATTTAAGATAGTAAATTTTTTAATATATATACATTATAACTGTATATATCATGTTCATAATTATTTACTCTTGAATGATTTTTTGTTATAAATTTAGAAACTATAAAACTTTTTTTTTCTAGTAAATTTTTTTGTATTTCATTTATATCATAAGATTTATTTGTTTCATATTTTATTTGTTCTTTATGATTTATTATTTTTTCAAAATTTAACTGATTCGGCAAATCTATATGTTTATATATCATTAATTTATGTATATATTTTAAATTTACAAATAAAACTTATAAATATGGATGTCCTTCTTCTTTATTATTTTTATTTACATATTTTGGTCTTTCTATAGGAACTTTTAAATGACTTAAATCATTTAAATAAAAATCATACATATTTAATTCTGAAATAATGCGGTCAACACTAAAATTTATTACTAATTTATTTAATTTATGAATTTCTCTTAATACAGATTCTCCGTCATTTAAAGCCATATTTCCATATTGTAATAATTGACCTCTCATTACTGTAATTAATTCTTGTTCTGATTGATAATCAATTACTTTACTTGTATTTTGAAATACATAATATCTTATTGAATCTTGAATTGTTTTAATGTTGTTATCTGAGAAAAAATTATGAGTTAATAAAGTTTGTTCATAATTTCCTTTTATTGAATCAATTTGTGTTGAATTATAAATAATTTTTCCATTTTTAGCATATATAAAGTTTGATTTATCTTGTACGTCGGGTATAATTCCATTATTTGATACATCACTATTTACATAAAAATCATTTATATCACTTGTATAATCACTTGTGTCTAATGTATCATAATTTTGACTATAAGTATCCATAGAATTTAATACATTGTTCATTATATTATATATAATATATATATATATTATATTATGGATTATTATTTTTGGGGATTACTTATTCCATTAATTATAATTGAATCAAGTGCTATGTATATAATGGAACGTTCAGTAAAAAATAATGATAATAATTATATTTTTTCTATAATTATGTATGCACTAGTTGCATTTTTATTTTATAATATATTAAAAAAATCTAAAAAAAATGGAAGTGATACAAATGCAATTTGGAACTGTAGTACTACATTTATATTAACAATGATAGGCATTATTGCATTTAAAAATAAAATATCAAAGTTTAAATTATTTGGTCTTATGGCTGCTATTTTATCTATTATTTTTATAGAATGTCAAAATTAATTTGAGTTTGTTTTAAATAATAAAAATCAATGATAGATTTGCATATACTAATAATGGATTTGCATATATCTACTAATAAAAACAATAAATATGCAATATTATATATAAAAAAAGAATATTACAGAATTATTTTATAAAAAAACAACTCATTTACGTCTTCCGATTATACCTAATAAAAAAAGTTTAATCAATTTAGAAACAAATATAAAAATGTATATTAAAAATGTTATAGAAAAAAAATACCCAATAAATTTATTAGAAGAATTATGTAATTTTCATTGTGTTTACAAATATGAATCAGAAAAAAAATCACATTATGAACATATTTCCAATTTTCTTTATAAAGCTACTAATTATAAAAATATAAATGCTTGTAAACATTATATTAAATTAAAATTAACAGAATTAACATTTGATTTTTATGCTGAAGATTGGTCAAATGCATCTATCGCTGATGAAACGCTTCCAACAATAGAACATGCTCCACCTGAAACAATTGTAAAAAAAATTATGGAAAATTTAAACGTTTGTAAAGAAACATGGTCTATAAATATTGGACACGATTGGACTCATTTTTAAACACTCATATTAAAATTATCTAGATTACATAAATAATCGTCTTCTTCTAATTCTTCTAATGCTTTATCAATATTATTATTATTATATACTTTAATCTGTTTTTCTTCTAAATTTAATTTTTGAATGTTATCAATTAATTCTTTTTCGTCTAATAATAATTCACACATATTAGTACCCGCATGAATTTTTTGTCCTAACATAATGTTACTTGATACACCTTTTAAATTATCAACTTCTCCAAAAATAGAAGATTTAATTAATTGATCTGTAGTATCCTCAAAAGAACATTTTGCTAAAGGACCAACATCACCTCTATTAATACCTTGTCTATTTATAGATATTAAATCTCCAGAAAATGTCATTGCATCACATAATAATTCTATATGTCTAGAATTAATATAAGAACCTTCATACTCTACAACTCCTCTTATTTCTTCTATTAATTTATTTCTAGTTGCTTCTATACCAAATAATTTATATGTTTCTAATATATCATTTGATGTAGTTTTTGTAAAATCAATATATTTATTAGATAATACCTCTAATAAATTTGTTCCATCTGTTTCTATAATCCATTGATTTTTTTGTGTATATTCTTCATATTCTTCTGATACATATGTATTTGTTATATTTTTAATACCTTTTATTTTAACATTTGTTAATAATTCAGTTTTATATTCTTTAAATAATGTTATAATTTCATTTTGATTATAAACTTCATTTATATCATCATATTCTTCTTTTATATTTAAACTTAATGAAATTCTTCCAATTAATTGTTTAGAATTTTCATCAGAAAATACAATATTTACTAAATTTGATCCTAAATTATAATTTATTATTGAATTATAAACATCTTCTACTAATATACCTTTATCTAACATTGATTCTTTATCAAATACTAATCTAATAATCCATGGATTATTATTAGATTCTTCTGTTTTTTCATACAAACTACTAAATTCTTTATAAATTTGTAAAAATTTTTTATCTTCATCTATATCAGAATCCATATCAATATGTTTAGGATCATAATAAATTTTTGATGAAGTAACAATATCTTGTAAAATTGTATATTCTATATTATTTTTTATAAATAATACTTGTTTTTTATTATATTTATATCTATCTTTAATGTAAATTTTAACACTTGGTGAAGATATATTTTGAGATAAATGAATTAATTCTCTCAATCTTGGGATGCCACGAGTTACATTAGATTTAGAACTAACACCAGCAAAATGAAATGTATTTAATGTCATTTGTGTGGCTGGTTCACCAATACTTTGAGCAGCTAATGTCCCCACCATTTCTCCCGGATTTATTATTGATCTTAAATAAGTTTTTTCTATAATTTCCAATAAATTATAATATTCATCTTTATTTATATTATATGTTTTAATTAAAAATGCAGGATTTAAATATATATCTATAAGTCCATTTGTAATTTTATTTGTATTTATTTGTTTTTTAATAGACATTTTATTTTTTAATATTTTATTTTGATCAATAATTTCTATAAATGATATATCACAAACGTTTTCTTTTTTTTTAATATTGTTTTCTATTAATCTTTGAAAATGAACACAATGAAATGTATTACTTCCTTGAATTAATTTTTCAAATATAATTTTAATATCTATTAAGTTTTTAGCGATGTCAAATAAATATTGTTCTAAATTTTCTTGAGATTTAATTTCATTTACTCTATCACTATCAAAATATTTATTCCAATCTGTATCTTTATCAAATGTATATTTTTTATTTATATCTTCTATAGTTAATTTATTTACTACAATAGGCACAGATTCTATATAAGCAGCATCTATTCCGTCATCTCCATATAAAAACTGAACAATTTTACCCGAAGAAGTTCTAACTGTATAATCATAATCTACTTTTAAATCTTCCATAGATTTGACTAATTTTCTCTGAATATATCCTGTTTCAGAAGTTTTAACAGCGGTATCAATTAATCCTTCTCTTCCACCCATAGCATGAAAGAAAAATTCTTGAGCTGTTTGGCCTGTTATAAATGAATTTGATACAAATCCTCGTGCTTCAGCTGTATCATCAAACTTTAAAAAGTGTGGTAATGTTCTATCTTCAAATCCATATGGTATACGTTTTCCATCTACATTTTGTTGTCCTAAACAAGCAACCATTTGACCAATATTTGTTACTTTTCCTTTAGAACCTGACTCAATCATTGATACTGCACGATTATTTGGAGGTAAATTTAGTAATGCAAGTTTACCGGTTTCATTTACACTTTTATTTAAAATACCATTTACTTTATTCTCAAAATAATTTTTATTTGAATCACCTGTAAAATTTTCTAGTATATTAAAATGTATATCTTGTAATATACTTATTATTTGTTTTTTTTGATTTGATATAATAGTTTGTATTTTATTATTTGTTTTTGTATCAGTAATCATATCACTTATACCAATACTAAACCCTTCATTTAATATATAATAATTTATAATTTTTTGAATGTCATCTATGAAATTTTTGGCCATTTTTGGACCATTTTCTCCATAATCATTAAATATAGTATGAATTAATCCTTTAGACGTTTTAGTAAATATACTTTTGTCAAATGTACCTTGTTTTATTACACCTTCTATAATTTTAATAAAATTTAATTTATCTTCCTGACTATCACATTTATTATTTCCCATATCTAAATTTAAATAATCAGGTATAATGTAAGACAAAATTATCTTTCCACTCCAAAATTGTATATTATGACTATTTACTGTGTAATTTATATCTGCTTCCGGAAAATTACCATTAAATGTAGATAAATCTGATATTAAATTCATCATTTGTTTTTTATTAAAAACTGAACTATCTACATATTTTTGTTTTATTTTACTAGATTCTTCACTATTTGATTTTTTGTTTACAATCATGTTTGTATTTTCTAAATATAAAACTTGGTCTTTATTCATATATTTTAAATCATAACTAGATGTTAATTTGTAAACACCTAGTAATGTATCTTGTACAATAGTTATAATTGGTTTATTTTCTCCAGGACTAATTATATGTTTTGATACATTTAATAATTCTTTTATTTCCATTCTAGATGCATTTGATTGCGGAGCATGTGCATTCATTTCATCACCATCAAAATCTGCATTATATGGAGGAGTTACACTAACATTTAACCGAAATGTATTTCCTTCCATTACTTTTACACGATGTCCCATCATACTCATTTTATGTAAAGAAGGTTGTCTGTTAAATAATAACCAATCATCATCTAATAAATGTCTATTTACTATGTCACCTATTTCTAATTTTATATCTGAATTATTTAAAATTGTAATTTTTTTATTTGTTTTATTTTTGATTATATTTTTAGCTCCAGGATATAAATCCGGACCATTTTCTATTAATTTTGTTAATTTTTTAATATTTAACTTATTTACAGTTTCTGGAAAAGTTAAGTTTTTAGCAATCGCAAGAGGTACACCCAATTGATCTAATTCTATATTAGGATCGGGTGTAATTACACTTCTTGCTGAAAAATCAACACGTTTACCCATTAAATTATTACGAATTCTCCCTTCTTTTCCCTTTAAACGTTGTTTAATTGCTTTTAAAGGTCTCCCAGAGCGATGAACGGATTGAGATATATTTGGAATTTCATTATCCACCAATGTAGATACATGATATTGTAACACTTTTGTTAAATCATCAATAATATCTTTATTTGAATTAGTTTTAATTTTTTGATTTAATGAATTATTAGATTTAACAATATCTGATAATTTATGAGTTAAATCGTCATCCATTCGTTGAGAATTATCTTGTTTTATAGAAGGCCTCATTGCTGGTGGTGGAACAGGCAATACAGAACATATTAACCATTCCGGACGACACCATGTTTTGCTAAAACCTAAATAAGAGGCATCTTCATCACTAATTCGTTCTAATATAGATCTAACATACTCAATATTAATATATTGTTTTTCTATTTTATTTGAATTTGAGTCAACTAAATCCTTAAATTGTATACTAATTCCAGATAACCCTTCAAATTTATATCTATCGGGTTGTTTACAATTACAACCATCTTTTGTAAATTTACCACATCTATTTATTTTTTTACATTCAGTGTAAATTGTATTAAATCGTTTTTTAGGATTTTTTTTTAAAATTTCACGAATATAAATATTATCTTTATCTGCAAGTAATTTAGAACATTTAAAACAAACACAATTTAATATTTTTAATATATATTCCATAAAATGGATATTATAAACGGGTCTTGCTAATTCTATATGACCAAAATGACCGGGACATTCTAAATTTTTTTGCCCACACGTTTTACATATTTTACCCATTTCTGTAACTCCCATTCTAGGATCAAATAATCCTTTAATAACAGGTACATCTTTATCATATGTATCTTGTTTTATTACATCTACAACTGAACGGTGTCTTATTTCTTCAGGGCTTAATATACTAAATTGTACTGAATATATATTTTTTATATCGGGTTCTCCCATAAATATATTAATGTATATATATATAGTTTATATTTATATTTATTTATAAATATAAAATTTCAAATTATAAATTAAAAAAAAATTAAGAATATATATCTATTATATCCATTAATTTAAATTTTATTTTTTTATCTTTTATAAAATTTAATAGTTCTTTTATTTTTTTTATATTTTTCTCAATATATAAATCTTTATTATTTTTTAAAGTTAATTTATTTAATATATTAATTAATATATATAATATATTATTATTTGATTTATATAAAATTATATTATCAAATACTACTTTTATTATGGTTTTATCATGTTTATAATATAAACTATACAAATTAGATAAACTTTTATCTAATTTATAATAATCACATAAGATATCATAATTACTTATATCCACATCTTTTTTTAATTTTTCTATTAAATCGTTTATTTGTTTAGAAATTAAATTAAAAATAAATTCTTTTTTTACTAAGTCGTTGTCTAAAAAATTTATAATAATATAATTATAATAATCTAAAAACATATCATTTAGTTTGCATTTTTCTACTATTATTTCTACTGCTTTGTTTATATATTTATCTTTATTATAATTACAAAAAGTATCAGATTTGTTTACAATTTCTATATATAATTCTTTGTAATTATTTTTATTTAACTTATTTAATGTTAAAGTTAAATATTTATCGGATTTAGAGTTAGTTAATACAGATTTGTTATTTTTTTTTATAATATAATTTTGATTTGTTTTTAAATTATTTAAAAAATTTACTAAGTTTTTATAATCTGGATCTTGCGTTTTGTAATCATTAGAACTATTTATAAAATTATCATTTTTAAATACATCTATTACATTTTCATAATTCATATTATTTATATAACTATAGTTATGTTTTATATAATTTAACCACTACAAGATTCACATATATCAGGTGAGATAGTAAATTGTATTGCTTTACAAGATGGTCTTGTTCTTAAATAATAAACCCCTGTTTTTAATCCTTGTTCCCATGTATAAAAATGCAATTTTGTTAATTCTTGTGCGTTAGGTGATTCTTTAAATAAATTTAAACTTTGTGATTGACATATAAATTTACCACGATCTACAGCCATATCAATAATATCTTTTTGATTTATTTCCCAAGATATTTTATATCTATCTTTAATATAATTAGGTACATCTAACCCCATTACAGATCCATTATTTACAATAATATTATTTTTTGTTTCTTCATTCCATTTATTTAATAACATTAAATCATTTACCATATATTTGTTTATAATTGTATAATCTCCAGATAAAACACGTCTGCTATAAATATTTGATATTGCTGGCTCAAAACACTCAAAATTATTTAAAATTTGTGCTGTAGATGCAGTAGGCATAGGAGCTACCAGTAAACTATTACGTACACCATATTTTTTTATAGATTTTCTTAAAGTTGTCCAATCATTTAATGAATCATCAACAACATGATCCCACATATCAAATTGTAATTTACCATGATAAATAGGAGATCCTATAAAACTACTATAAGTTCCTAAGTATTCTTGTCTATTTAATTCTTCGTTTAATGGGTTTAGTTTTTTATAAAGAATGTTTATCTTTAGTTTGTCGTCTCCATTCCAAGCACCTATATTTAACTCGTCATAATTTTTTTGTTTATTTATTAAATTTTTTAATAAAACAAGTTCACTTGCTCTTTGTTTAGATAATTCTACAGATTTTTCTAATGCACCATAGTAAATACACTCAAATATTTGTTTATTTAATTTTTTTGCTTCATTGGAATCAAAGGGTAGTTTCATTTGATAAAATACATTAGCTAAACCTTGTATACCTATTCCAATTGGTCTATGATTCATATTAGAACGTTTTGTTTTTTCCGTTGGATAAAAATTATAATCAATTGTATTATTTAAATTATTTGTTAATACACCCGATATATGCTTTAGTTTATCAAAATTAAATGTAGGAGATAAGTATTTATCCAGTTCTAAAAATCCACCTATATAATCGTCTGTTGCTGTATATATTTGAGGAAATGATATCTTTAAAGGCAATCTTTCATCATCGATATCTAATTCAGTATATTTTATTTTTTCATATTTTATATCGTTTTTTTCACATAATTTAACGGCTAAATCACAATAAAAACAGTTTGGTTTAGAATAAATTAAAATTTTACTTACTTTCTTGTCATATATTAAACAACTTTTTAATGAAATTGATCCTAAATTACAAACAGCAGTTTCTTCAGGACTTGAGTATTCTATAATTTCTGTACATAAATTAGAAGACTTTATTGTTCCTAAATTATTTTGATTTGATTTTCGATTACAACTATCTTTATATAAAAGATAAGGGGTTCCTGTTTCTATTTGAGATATACAAATATGTTTCCAAATTTCTCTAGCATTTATTTTTTGTTTATATTTATCTCTTTTTTCATAATCCATATATAAATCATTAAATTCTTTTCCATATACTTCAGATAATCCAGGCGCTTCATTTGGACAAAATAAACACCAATCTTCCCCTCGTTTTACTTTTTCCATAAATAAATCAGGAATCCATAAACCATAAAATAAATCTCTTGCTCGTTTGTCTTCATTTCCATGATTTTTTTTTAATTCTAAAAAATCTAAAATATCTGAATGCCAAGGTTCTAAATAAATAGCAAATGATCCATTTCTTTTTCCTCCACCTTGATCTATATATTTAGCAGTATCATTAAATACTTTTAACATAGGAACTATCCCATTTGATTTACCATTTGTTCCTTTAATAAAAGAACCATCACTACGAATATTATGTATATGTAATCCTATTCCTCCAGAATGTTGTGAAATAATAGCACAATCTTTTAATGTATTATATATACCAATTACTGAATCTTCTTCAATTGATAGTAAAAAACAACTAGAAAATTGTTGTTTATTTGTTCCCGAATTAAATAATGTAGGTGTAGCATGAATAAATTCATGATTTGATAACATTTCATAAGTTTCTAATGCTTTATCTATATTGTTTAAATGTATAGCCAAAGATACTCTCATAAACATACATTGAGGGCGCTCTAATATATTTCCATTTTTTTTTAATAAATAACTTTTTTCTAAGGTTTTAAATCCAAAATAATCAAATAAATAATCTTTATTGTAATTTAAAGTTTTTTTAATTTTATCAATATTATCTAATGCAAATTCATAAAAATTACTATTTATTATATATTCTTTTGTAGATTTATCATTTACATCTTTAAAATATAATTCGTTTAACAACACCTCAAAATCATCTGTTGTTTTTTTATGTAAATTAGAAATAACAATTCTAGATGCTAATATTCCATATTCTAAATTACTAGTTTCATAAGAAATAGATGTTTCAGATGATAATATATCTAATTCTTCAGATGTGATTTTATCATATATACCTGCACATACTTTTTGACTAACTACAGATATATCTGGATTTATAGTTGGATGTGCTTTACACAACCCTTTTAATCTATTCTGAATTTTATCAAATGATACATCTTGGTAAGATCCATTTCTTTTTAAAATTTTCATTTTAAAATAATATATATTAATATAATTATAGAATATATTTTTTATATTTATTTTTTATTTTCTAATTTCTAAATCTGTTTTAATAACTGAAAGTATTTCAGTTTTATCTAAATCAATATTATCTATAGGATACAAGTTTGGTTTTGCCTTATTAGGTTGTTTTTGTACATTGATTTCTGTTTTATTAGTTATAGAATTATCTACTAAATTAGCTGTAAAATTTAACCGTTCCATTATTTCTTTTACTTTTAATTCTAATGCTGTTGATTCATCATCTTTTATTAAATTTTCATTTAATGTTATATCTTCTGTATTTGCATCGTTTACAACTTTTGCATCGTTTACAACTTTTGTATCGTTTACAACTTTTACATCGTTTACAACTTTTACATCGTTTACAACTTTTACATCGTTTACAACTTTTGTATTAAATGTTGATTTTTTTAAATTATCCATAGTTGTATTTTCTAAAGTTTTAACAAATAAAGACACATCGTTTTGTGTTTTAGATAATTGTTTTTTATTTTGTTCTAATTTATCTTTAAATTCAGATACTTTATTTAATGAATTTGTAATTATATCTAATTTATTTTTTAAAAAAGTTTCATAATTATTTAAATTTTCATTTAATAAATTTATATTTTGTTTTATATCTGATATTAGTTTATCATTTTCTTTTTTATTTATATTTAAATTGTTTGTATTATTTTCTACTTTTTTTGTATTCATATGTGAGGTAGAATACCTAAAATTTCTATTAAATCTTGACATATATATATAATATAATATGAATATGTTTTAAATATTTTAACACAAATAAAATATTTATAATATTATAATGTTTAAACTTTGTCAATTGGGTGGAACAAAAAATAATAAATTATTATTTAGTAATAATAAAACAAAAAAAAATAAAAATAAAAAAACGTTAAAAAAAAAATAAAAATAAAAAAACGTTAAAAAAATAAATCACATTTGTTTATAAAATAAACAATATGCTTTTTTGTTAAATACTTCTTTTTCATTTAATTTTCTTACCATAGAATCATTATAAAGTCTCCATCTTTTATCAATTAAATTATAACAAATTGCATAATAATGACCACTATGTAAACCGCCTTCATGTATAGTTAGTCCAATTAATTTATAATTTGTATTTTTTATATATAATATATCATCATATTTTATAAATGTATTTATTTTATTGTTTTTATCAAACCTTTTTAATTGAATAATTAAGAATTTAGGTATTTTTATTAATATTTCTTTGTTTATTGCTCCTACTTGTTTACATTTATCACATTTCCAATCATCAATTGATTCATTTTTTAATTTATTATCTAAACATTCTTTTACACTATTTAAATTTTTTATATATAAACTATAAATCATAAATGGTTCATATCTATCTGTAAAATAATTACAATGTTTACAAGTTGTTGTTAATTTTAATTGTGAATAAAAATTTTCAATAATTAAAGAATTATCATCTTTAAAATGATTATGCCATTCTTTATCGCTTTTATTTAATTTTTTTAATTTACATTTTTCTTTTATAGTTTTATGTAAATGATCAAATAAAATAGTTAAAAATTCTTCTACATCATTTTGATTAAAAGAATAAAAATTATAATTACTATTTATAATTAAATTTTGAAATGATTTTATAAAATATTTGATATCTAATACATTATTTATTTTATTATCCCATATTTCATTATTTACTTTTAACCAATTTTTCATTAAATCAGAATTATCTTTTGATTTGTCATAAACTTCTCTTAATTTATTGTTTAATGGATGAAAAAATAATAAATGAGACAAACATTGCACAACTGAGTTTAAATAACAAGTTGCACCATAGTTATTAATTCCTTTATTTCCACTTACAATATCCATTTATATATAAACTATAAATTATTATTAATATATTTATATTACTTTATATTAATTTACATATAAAACTTTTCCCATACCAGACATAATTCTTAATATATTGTAATTTCTTGCATATACTCTTAAATATTGTTGTTTTATTTTTAAATTTTTTAATTTAATACTTACATCGCCTAATGCAGAAAAATTAACAGTTCCTGTGGGTTGATGTTCTTCTGGTTTAAAAGCAAATGAATGAACAAAAATAGAATCTCCTATTTTTTGTTGTTCACTATTATAAACATCTGCATAATTTATAAATCCTTCACAATTTGTAGATATAATACTATTATCATATATATTTCCTATTCCTGTATGTTTTTCCCATATTTCACGTCTAGAAAAAAAATTAAGATGTTTGTCTGTATAAAATATTTCATTTCCATTTATTTCAAATGTTAATTTAGGATCTATACCAATGCTTGGTATTGTACCTATTTGATAATAATTATTAGTATCCATTAGAGTAGTATCTAAAAGTTCATTCCAATTTAAAGCAAATATTAATTCTTTAACTGGATGATAAAATTTTAAAGGTAAATTAACTGTTCCTATTGTTAAATCAAATTCATTTAATTGTACTTGTTCAATTAAATATTCATGTGTGGTTTGAGCAAACCGTCTTCTTTCTTCGGTATCTAATAAAATATAATCACAATATAATTCAAAATTAAATTCTTCTAAATTTAAATCTGGTGGTACAAATTTTTTATCTTGAAATTCTATTATTAATTCTACTACATCATATTGTAAAGCAATTAAAGGTAATGCTAATCCTGTATTTCTACAAAACCAAAATGGTATGGGTATTTGTATTTGTCCTAATATTTTTTTGTCTTTTTTAGTACCTGTTACACCACAAGCACATGTTAACTGTTGATATTTGTTAAAATCTGATATATTATTTAAAAGGTCTGTTACTATATTTTTATTTGGTATCATATAATTTGTCATAGAGTGTGGATTTCTATTTAAATTTTGTTCCGTTAGTCTACTCCATACTTCCATATAATGACCATATATTCTATCAACCATAGAACCACCAACTAAACATTCTATATATTTGAATATATAATGTCCAAAATTAGATGGAAAATAATGTTGTTTATTATTAGTTAAATTAACATAAATTTTAGATAATAAATCACCATCACGACTTAATTTAAATTTTCTTCGTTTACCAAATCCAACATCCACTTCTACACTTTGTTTTGTAGTTATAATTGTAAAATTTGTAGTTCTTCTATAAACAGATCTAAATAAAGATATTTGAGGATTTCCTGTAATATATTCATCCATATCTCCTTTATTTATTAATTGTAATAATCCACCTGGCATATTTATTTATATAATATATTTAATTTATTATTTATTTATATATTAATTAGAATAAGCCAATCCACCCATACCAGACATAATTCTTAATATATTGTAATTTCTTGCATAAATCATTAAATTTTGAGCGGCCCCAACAACAGAATGGTGTTCATCTTGTTGTGTACCTTTTAATTTTTTAAAATATAATTTAGCACTATCAATTCTAGAAAAATTACATGATCCTGATGGTTGGTGTTCTTCAGGTTTTAAAGCAAATGAATAAATACCTATAGAATCATATATAGGATAATCATCATTTAAACCATCCTGGGGTGTAGGTTCATTTCCTATTCTTAGACCATCTGTATTTTCTATAAATGTTGTTCCATATAAATTACATATAGCATCATGATATTTCCAATTTTGAGTTCTTGTAAAATAATATAATGGCATATCTGCTTGAAATCTATCTAATCCATTTAATTTTAAAGTTATATTTGATTTAACATCACCTAAACCAGGTAAACAACCATTATAATCCCAGTCCCAAGAAAATATTAATTCTTTTATAGGATGATTAAAATTTAAATCAGCTGTAAAATCAGCTATTTCATGTGTTGCATTAGGTATACTTTTTAAATCTACTGTTTTTTCATATCTTTGTACTTGTTCAATTAAATATTCATGAGGTACTTGAGCAAATCGTCTTCGTTCATCTGTATCTAAATAAATATAATCTATCCATAATTCTAAATTATCTTTAATATCTGGTAATTTAAAATGATAATCATTACTCCCATCGTCTTTTTTATTTACATTAAATACTTCTCCATGATGTAATTCTTGTTCAGTTTTTAATTGGATTTTTAATTTTACTTCATGATATTGTAAAGCAATTAATGGTATAGATAATCCAGGAAATCTACAAAACCAAAAAGGCAAAGGAACTATTAATCTTTGAGGTATATTATTTTCCTGTTCTTTTATTTTATAATAGTTGCTATAACTATTCCATGTTTCCGCACTACTGCCTTCTAAATAATAAACACCCCCTGAACCACTTAATTGTTGATATTTTGTTAATGGAGTTTGCATATGAGTACTATAAACACCAACATTTCCACCATTATTTTTTTCTGTTAATCTTGCCCATAATTCCATATAATGACCATATAATCTATCTATTTTTTGTCCACCTATATCAATATCTATATAATCAAATAAAAAATTACCAAAATTATTAGGTATAGCATATTTTGTATTAGAACTCGATTCATCTTGAGCATTATCTAACTTAATGTTTATATAAATTTGACTTATTAAATCTCCATTTCTAGATATTGTTGTTGATAATTTATGCCCATAATTTACAGAACCATTTATATCTTGTATTACACATTCCATAGAAAAGTTTGTGTGACGTCTGTAAACAGACTTAAAAAACGTAATTTGAGGATTACCAGTTAAATAAACATCTTGAGCACCATATGCGACTAATTGCATTAATCCACCGCCCATTTATATTAATATATATAATATATATAATAAAATTATATTTAATAAAAGTTAAAAACGAAATAATAAAGTTAAATAAAGTAAACTATTTAATTGGAATAAGCTAATCCACCCATACCAGACATAATTCTTAATACATTATAATTTTTAGCATAAATTTCTACATTTTGCCAAGCATCACCACTTACATTAACTTTATTTGGAAAATTAAAATTCATAACAGCATTGTCAATTCTTGAAAAGTTGCAAGTTCCCGAGGGTTGATGTTCTTCGGGCTTTAAAGCAAATGAATAAACAAATATGTTACCAGCTCCCCTATTCGATGAGATGCTGCCCATCTCGCTTTCAGTTGCAGCATCTGCGTCTACCTGTCCTGTTAAAATCATACTAGTATTATTACGTCCATATGTATAATCATTATTAATTGTAAACATATTACCATAACCAGTATGATATCTATCTACTTGCCAACAGTTAAAATAGGTAGGATGTCTAGGTGTAAATCTATCTTGTCCATTTAATTGTAAACCTATAGTATCATGTTTACCCCAAACATTTAAAAAACTTTGAGCCGAGTTATTTGGGAATTGATTTTCTACTTCTGACTTACTATTAGTAAATATCCACATTAATTCTTTAACCGGATGATTAAAGTTTAATTCTACATTATTTTCTAATTTACCAGAATACGTTTGTATTTGTTCTATTAAATATTCATGACTTACTTGAGCAAATCGCCTTCGTTCATCGGTATCTAAATAAACATAAGTTACCCATAATTCCGGGTCTAAATGATAATAATGATCGCCAGGGTATGTTTTAAATGCACCAATAAACAGGGCTTTTATATCTTCTTTGTATGCATCAAATCCATCCATAATAAATTTAACTTCATGATATTGTAAAGCAATTAAAGGTAAAGCACACCCTGGATTTCTAGAAAACCAAAAAGGCATATTAAATATACCAAGTTGCTTCATTCTTTGAGTATTAATAATTGATGACTCATTTGTTGGATTAAACTCGAATAATCCATTATGTATATTTCTATACCTTTCAGAGAATCGATCAATTGTTTGACCTCCAATTTCTAATGTATATCTTAATTTTGCATTCATTAAACCATTAATAGCACGATCAATACTAGGGTAATTAATACCTTCGCCTCCGTCTATTGTTACACCAGTTAAAGTACCCATATTTTCTAAAAACATATCTAATATTAAATCACCATTTCTAGATACTGTCCAAGTTTTTGTTGTATTACCACCAGTTGACGATTGTTTTAAATATTCCATAGAAAAATTTGTGTGGCGTCGGTATACTACTTTAAAAAAAGTTATTTGTGGATTGCCAGTTAAATAAATATCTTGAGCTCCATATGCTACTAATTGCATTAATCCTCCACCCATAGTTATATATATATATATATAATATATTTTTTTTTGTTAAAAAACATAGAAATAAAAAAAATAAATAAATAAAATAAATAAAATAAATAAACTTAAAACTTAAAACTTAATTAGAATAAGCCAATCCACCCATACCAGACATAATTCTTAATACATTATAATTAATAGCATATACTTCTAAACTAGGTTGGAATGAATTATATTGTAAGCCATAATTAGTAGGATCATATGGGGGTATACTTAAGAATCCCGTACCATCTTGATAATTTTTAATTTTAAGAACTGTGCTATCAATTCTAGAAAAGTTGCAAGTTCCAGAAGGTTGATGTTCTTCGGGTTTTAAAGCAAATGAATAAACATGTGTACCACCTGTTCCTGGATATACACTTCCATAACCTGTATGGTGTTTCCATATTTGAGTACCCGTAAAATAATTTGCATTTTTTTCAGAAAATCTGTCTTGTCCATTTAATTCTAATATATAAGAAAATAATGCTTTATAATACTTGTTCGCCCCAGTTTGGAAGTTATCATTTTGATCTGGACCACCGGCGTCGTACCCTGCGTTTACATTTTCATAAAAATCTGTTGATAAAAATGGAAAACTAAAAGGCATATTATTTTTTAAGGCATAACCCCAAATTAATTCTTTAACTGGATGATTAAAGTTTAGTTTTACATTTACTTCATTATTTCTTAATTCCCAACCTTTCATATAGGTATCAGATGATTGTTCCGTATCTCTATTGTTCCAAACAATACTATTACTTTTCATTTGCACTTGCTCAATTAAATATTCATGGCTTACTTGAGCAAATCGTCTTCGTTCATCAGTATCTAAATAAATATAATCAACCCACATTTCAGGAGATTTCTTCCACAAGAAAGTGTAATCGTCATGATCTTTATGTTTCAAAAATAGTTTACTTAAAGGATGAGTAGACAATTTAATTTTAACTTCGTGATATTGTAAAGCAATTAAAGGCAAAGCACATCCTGGATTTCTACAAAACCAAAATGCTAAAGGAACATAATAATTACAATTCGGTTGTAATGAATTAGATACATACTCATCCTGGTGGTGGTCCCCAGAACCCGGTTTAGTTTTTAAATTATAATTACTACCAGTACCTGCTAATTTTTGAAACTTAGTAATACCATAAGGACAACCCCATTGATTTCTTTCAGTTAAATCACGATATACTTGCATAAAACGGCCATCTTGTCTATCTATTAATTGACCTCCAATTTCTAAATCTACTTGACGAACCATAGCATTTCCAAATCCATCTGTTAGTAATGGCTCAAATAAATCATCTACACTTTGCCAATCTACACCTTTTTTATGTGGTTCTAAAGTCAATGAATATTTTATGTATACACCTTGAATTAAATCTCCATTTCTAGAGATAGTACAAGATAAATCTCCTTCATCATCATATGTTCTTGGTAGTTTACCATTAAAATTTTGTCTAATACATTCCATAGAAAAATTTGTGTGGCGTCGGTATACTACTTTAAAAAAAGTTATTTGTGGATTGCCAGTTAAATAAATATCTTGAGCTCCATATGCTACTA